CGAAGCCCGAAATAGGGCGGTGACGTGACACAGGTGCGAGCCGAGCCTGCTGGCAGCTCTGCTAGACGCTGGCGAGCGTCTCCTATCAGGATGAGTGAGTTCATTCTGCCACCAGCCGGAGAACTCGTGCGCCAGGCTTGACTTTGGTGAACTGGGCTGCCAAGTCTGGGTGAGCCTCCTTGAAAGCCTTAGCATCAAAGGTTTCCCCAGCCTTGTTGGACTTGTAGGTGTAGAGGATTTCACCCTCATAGGTCACAGCTTGTGCTGATCCAATGACCTGCTCAATCTGAGCCCTCAGAGTCTTCAGTTCTTCCTCAGCAGTCTCCACCACTTTTTTCTGGGCTTTGTATTCCTCATACAGACCCAGCACAATTTCATCAGCCTCAATGACCTCATCAGTGCTTTCTGGATAAAGGGTCTTTAGAGCATCCAAGTCATTGCCCAGTGCTTCTGGCTCAATGTCTGACTTGACCTGCACCCAAAACTCAGACTCAACCTGCTCCAAGTTCAGCAGTTCCTCATCAGTGAAGGTCACATCTCTGGTGACAATCCCCTGCCCACCCACTAGGCAGACAAAGGTGACATCCTTAATTCCAGTCACACAGGAATAGTGCTTACCTTGACTGAGATATCCAGCCGGAACACTGTTGTCTGCCCAAGCCTGCCCATTCCCACGACCTGACAGCCCAGTGGTCTTGACCTCCAAGATGCGCTCAATGTTTGCTGGTGGGAACTTGCCATCATGGTCATTGACCTTGCCCAGTTCCAGCCCATCAACATTGGCATCAGTCACACGGCAAATGAAGAAGTCCACATTTGCCAACTGCCACTCATATGCTCCCTGAAGCAGAACGGGCCAAGCCACCACAGCCAATCCTTGCTCAGCAATCATCTGGGCGTAGATTTCTGCCACTGGTCGCTCAAACGCCTGACCGAGCCTGGTGGCTTCATTCCCCTTGAAGGTGTCCTCAACCCTTCCAGTCTTTTCCAGCCAAAGCTGAAGACGAGACTTATATGGGTTGATCCCTTCAATGGTTCCAGCATCTGAACCACCAAAGCCCTTGCTTCTTGCTTCCAGCCATTCCTCATGGGTGAGGATGTCTGTTCTTGTCACTACTTTCATTGTCCCTCCTCAGGGTCTTAGTTGATCTATAACTTACTGCGCCACTGTCACATCAAGTGGTTGCAACTCTGATACTTGCCAGAAGGCTTCTCAGCCCATCCAGCCTTGCTTGTGATGCTCTCAGGGCTTCCCTGCAAGTGGTCAGCCTGTTTTCTGAGATTTTGTAGGCGAGCAATTCTGCTTCAACCATGCTTTGGGCTCTGTCAGCCACTTCATCCACTGTGAGCTTCTCCTTGCTGAGAGCCCTCACCTGAAGTCTGGCTTTGGAATAGGCAGTCTTAAACTCCACCTCAAAGTGAGCTGCATCATCCCCTGCTTTGGCAATCTCCTCCACCAGTTCATCAATGCGCCTAAGACACTTTGCAATTCCCTCATGGACTGCTTCAACTGTGATCATTGTCAGCCTCCACCAGTCTTGCCATAATCCACTCCACCACAGGGACTGCCACAGCATTTCCCATCTGCTTGTATCTGGATGAGTCTGCCTGGTCAGTCAGTCCTTTTTTGTCATCAACCCTCTTGGCTGTCCAGTTGTCAGGAAACCCTTGCAACCTCTCACATTCCACTGGTGTCAAACGGCGCACTGTAGGTGGTGAAGCAATAAAGGTCTGAGCATGGTGGCTCTGGGGACTGGGTTGCATGGCATTCAATGCATTGCTCACTTTTAGTTCAGTTGCTGAGAAATTGTTAGCTTTGGCATCTTCCCTCACTGAGTAAGCCACCATTGGTGTGTTGTTGCCGCCGGTCCCCATAAAGGCTGACAGTGTTTGTGTTGTGTCACCTTGCACTCTTACCTCCCCACTTTGGTGGGCTTGGAAAATGATGACTGTTGCTCTTGATTCACCTGTGTTGTCCATGATGTTAAGAGTCGGAATGGTGGCATTTTCAGACCAGACTTCTGCTGGAAGACTGCCATCAGCAAATCTCTTCCCTGATCTCACTGTCTTGACCCACCACGACATTCTCTGTTCCTCTCTTGTATTGAGTTGCGTTAAGAGTTTTCAGTTGTCCCTCTGTGTATCTGGCAAATCCTGTTTCACCGAACACATGAGAGCCTGCTCCAGTGTTGGTGGCAGACTTTTTCCTCTTCGGCTTGCCCTCTGCAAGATTCCCTTGCAGGCCTTCGCTGATAGCGAGTATTTCTGCAGATGTGTCCCCTCTGTCTCCAGCACATCCGACAATGAAGACTCTACGCCTACGCTGTGGGACTCCAAAGTATTGAGCATCAAGCACTCTCCAGCTGATGCCGTACCCGAGTTCAGAAAGCGCCCCGACAACGGTTCCCATATCCCTTCCTCCGTTTGATGACAAAAGGCCAGGCACGTTCTCCAAGACGAGATATTTTGGCGATAACTCATCCACAAGTCGAACAATTTCCCAAAATAAACCGGAGCGTTGTCCGGCAAGACCGGCTCTTTTCCCCGCAACCGAGAGGTCTTGGCAGGGGAAACCTCCTGTGATAATTCCTCTGTCTGGAACAAAGCCTGCTGTTCTGAGATCACTTCCACTCACTTTCATTACATCCTCAAAGTGTGTTGCTTTGGGGAACTGGTGCTGTAAAACGCCTCTGGCGTTCTTGTCGATTTCTACTGTTGCCACTACATCAATCCCATTCCTCTGCATGGCGAGGTCAAATCCACCCACACCTGCAAACAGGGAAACTGCTGTCAAGGTCATTTTGGTATCCCAAAAGCCAGACCCACAAGGGTCACAAAAACCATAAATCCAAAGGTGATCATTCTTCCTCTCCTTCTTCCTCATCAATTGGAACGCTCTCCCTGTATGCCAGTTCCCAAGTGTCCAGCCAGTAGAAGTGGTCAGATAGTCCAGCCTGCAGTCCATCCATCAGTTTCTGAAAAACTTCCCATGTCATCTTGATGTGGGTCTGGTTCTTGAAGTCGGTCATACTGCACCCCACAGGATTGCTGTGCGACCTGACTTGGTTTTGGCTGTGCCAACTTGAATCACTTTTCCCTCTTTCACTAATTCAACCCTTCTTGGTCTGGCTGTGTTTGGAGCCAGTTTGCAGGACTCTGCAATCTCCTCATCTGTCATGGGGAGTTTCTTCAATGCTTGATACACCAACTGTCTCAGCGACTCCGCTTGTGGCGCAATCTGAATAGCTGCATCAATGCTGGTAGGTGTGTTCTGGTATGGAGGGAAGTCAAAAAGTGAGTAGGTCATGATGCTGTCACCACTCCCTCGCATTTGCAACACTCCACAATGAATGATTCATCACCATTTGCCCAGAATGGGTAGGTCAGCCGGTTCTGGTGGATTAGGCAATACCACACTGGGACACCATCCTTATTCCAGCGATAGTAGGCAGTGGGAGACTCAACATCCTTTCTGCACTCAACGCACATTACATAATCCCCTTTGCACGCATATCTGCATTGTTGAAGTCAATCTGCTCTTGGCTGACATCCAGAGCCTTGCCATTGATTTGGATGCCAGAGAAGTAGATGCTTGTGGCACTGCAGAGGTTTGCATTGCCCAGAGCCGTTGCAACTTCAATGCTCTGCCCTTCTGCTGGCGTGACATAGATGAGGCCATCTTCACGCACCTCAATCTCAGGCTTGATCTTCAGTTTTGCTACTGCGTCAATGATGTCCTGGTCAGTTGCTTCCACAACCTCTGGGCGGTGGTAGATGTGTCCATTGCTCTTATACCAAGTTGCTTCCATTTGTCCTCCTCAGAACTATCAGCAGGTTTTGCTGATGCATTCATTATTGTCCAACATTTGGACAGGATGCAAGTCATTCCCAAAATATTTTTATTTTCTTGCAATTACAGCGTTTTGGCTCGCTTCTTTGCCATGTAGCAGGCTCCACACATCCCTGACCTCAGCCTGTCAGCTGGTGTGCATTCCACAATGCGCCCACAATCTTTGCACTCAGTGATGGTGGCTTTCTTTGCCCTCTCACCATTGTCTTGAACAAACTGCACCAAGTCATTGATGGTCATGCTCAGTCTTGCCATCTCATTCAGGAGTCTGCTGATGTCCCTCACTGCATCAAACACTGGGTCAGCGACCTTCACTTCATTCATGCGAATCACAGCTGCAAGTGTTGGGTCTGAATAAGAGCCCTTCCCTTTAGGCCCACTTGATGAACCTTCTTTGACTGCCCTGGTTCCAGCACGTCTGCACAGATCAAGCATCACACCATCTGTCAGTTTGCTCAGTCCCTTGTCAATAATCCTGCGGTCACGAATCATTCTGTCTGAGTTTTTCACTTGCCCTCATTCACCAAATGCAGGAATGCGCCCAACCCAAGAATGACAAACACAATCAAGACACTCATGCATTCCTCCTAGAAATAATTGCTTCAATCGTATCCCAGTCACTGGGCTTCCACAGATAGACCTCAGCACAGGGGATGAGTCTCAGTTCTCCAAGCACCTCATCCTGAGCTGGGGAGGTCTTCCCCTTCTCCCTCTTCAACTCAGCAAAGATGAGCCTGTTCCCTCTCCAAGCAGTTATGTCTGGATAACCAGCCAGTGACACTCTGCGACTGTCCGGCACAGAATAGACACTCCAGCCATTGAGTCTCATGACATGGGCAACCTGCTCATGGAACTCTTTCTCCAGCATGGAGGACTTCCAGGTGGCTTTGCCAAACAATGGATCAGTTGTCATTGGTTTCTGGGTTGTTCTCTAGGAATATCTCAAAAAGTGCTGTCAGGACATCATGCTGAGCCCTACGCTTAATGTCCTTCTTCCTTTTCCTGCTGAACCTGCGCTCTGACACATACCAGACAGAAATACTGCCTGCCTGCCCTAACTTAAATCTGCGCTTGCGAATCACGTCTGAAAACCTCTCTGGCTCTGTCTGCTGCTATCAGGTCTGCACTAGTTGCCCAGCTGTGGACAGTGAACCCATGCTCTTGGCTGAAGGCTGGATTCTCAGTCACAAAAGTGTGACAGCGCCGACACAGTGCAAGAACATTGTCCTCCATCAAAATGCTACCGCCTCTGGCTCTGGTCATGATCTCATGAACATCAGATGCATAGTGCAGGCAAATGGAGGGAATCATGGCCTCACACTCTGGTCTTTCCTCCAAGATGCGCTTGACAAAAATCCTGCGAGCCACATTGACCTTTTGTCTTTTCTTAGAAACTGGATTGATGCGACTACGCTTCATCTTCATCCTCAATTTCCTCCACTAAAAAGGTCTCACCAGGGAACCAGTTCCCTTCAGGCCACCTGTCATTCTTCTCAAAGTATTGGATTGACCACTGCAGGCAAAGAAAGCAAAAGTGTGGGTGGGCTCCCCAGTAGGACTCAGTTCTCTCTATAACCCAAGCTGTGCAACCATCACATCTGCCAGGCAACCAGTGAGCCGCTTGGTGGTAGTGCTTCTGTATCCACTCCACAACCTCCAGATCAGCAGTCCCAATGATGGTCAGTTGCCCTCTCACTGGGTTGTTGTTCACACTGATGTCATTCCTCCAGAGGTGGCACATCAAAAGCAGGAAGTCATCTGGTTTCTGAGGGTTGTCTTCTGTTGCCAACTTCACACAGCCCAGCGTAGTTCACTCACTGAACTGCTTACTTCGTTTGAGGCGATTGACTGCTGGGAACTGCTTGCTTAGAAAGGGGAGTCAATTGCAACATCCGCAGATGAGTGATGGGAACTGTGGGCTCTGGGTGCGGTTCTTAGTTCCCACCTCGCCCCACTTCACCACTTGATTTTTCATCAAGGACATCCTCCCGTCTTGGTTCAAGGCTTGTCCTGATTATCGAACTTTTCACCCAGATGTTCTTGGGCGTGAACCGACCCAACCGAGCTCTAACCCCTGTCAATCCTCGGTCTCACCAGCCCGATTAACCATGATCTGAATGGCTGCCAGTCAGCCTTACTGCCCTTTGACCCAGTGAGTGGTCTGGCTGTCAGAGACAACTACATCCCAGACATCCTCTGTCTCCTATATCTGGCACGCATGAAAGCATTGTGTGCATTTTTGCAGGCTTCACACTTCACCACTTGACCCACTGCTTTCCCACCACGCTTCTGCGCCCTGCGAGCCAGCATCTGATAAGCCTTCTCAGTCCCACAGTTTTGGTGGTCAGCCTCTGGATTCCATGTCTTGGTCAGTGGCTCCCCAATCAGGAAGATGCTGTGAGCCTGAACACATTCACTGCAGGAGAAGCCGTTCTCTTGGCAATACCTGTATCCCTCTTCAGTGCCACAGGCTTTGTGTCTGTTCAGGGAAACATTCCTTCTGAGGCTGATTTTCTGCTCACGCCTCATCTGCTTTCTTTCCTTTGCAGTGGTTCCACCCCAGATGCCATACAACTCTGACTCCAGCCCAATTTGCAGGCATGGCTCTTGGTATGGGCATTCATAGCAGATGGCTTTTGCCATCTCCTTAATTGTGTGGAACTGTTCCATGACCTCATACAAGGGTCTCCCCCTGCCCTCTATGTCCTGCGGATAAAACAGGTCAGTCTTCCCTTTGCATGGTGGGTTGTGAAAAGTCATTCTGAAATCAGAGCCAGTCCAACTGCAGTTGCAATTGCCACGCCAATCCCAGCTGAAATTGCTGAGACATAGAGATCAACTTCATCCCAGTAGAAACCAAATCCCCACAGCTCAATGGCCACAAATGTCCAAATGCCTGCAAACAGGGTGATGTTCCTGCCACGCTCCAGGCTAATCTTGCGCTTCTTCATCTTTCCTCCTCAGAAAAGTTTGTCAGTGCGCTGTGCAGCTGACCCTTGAACTCTAACTGCTCTGGCTGAACCAAGTCAAGGTTGATTTCTGACATAAAGCAAAAGACCGGCTCCCGAAGGAACCGGTCTTCTGCACGCTAGGGGAAGCGATTATTTGGGGAGGATAAGACCCTTCTTCTCAGCAGCCCTGCGCTGAGCCCTGTTTGGTTTTCCCATGTGTTCAATCTGGGCAATGAGTCCCTGAATCTGCAGGTGCGCATGAAGCAGTGCATATTGAATCAGGTTGGAGTGAGCCAAATCCTTGACCTTGCAGGCTTTGTTGCCACCAAAAATGGTCTTGGCATCATCCTCTGACAGTTCTATGTCCCCATAGTTTTCAAGGATTCCATCCAAGATTGCCTGGACACCGGTTGAAGTGGTTGCCATTAGAACCCGTAATCTTCCGCAGGAGCCGTTTTCTGCTGAAGCCCCTTACTGGACTGTGCCGTGTTCCAGCGCAAATCAGGCCCACAAGCCTCCACCTTTACCTCCACAGTGGAACGCTTCTCACCTTTGTCGGTCTCCCAAGAACGCTGCTCCAGAGTGCCAGAGACAACAGCCCTGTCTCCCTTGTGCAAACTGTCAGCAATGTTCTGGGCAATAGACCCCAAAGCACTGCAGTCAAAGAAGGAGGTCTGCTCCTGCTCAGCACCAGTGCGGTCTTTCCACTTCTTGGTCACAGCCAAACTGAAACGCACCGCAACTGTGCCACTGTTCAGAAACTTCAGTTCAGGGTCTCTGGTGAGATTCCCCACAAGTGTGATTGTTGCATCAGCCATTGGCTGTCTCCTTTTCCTTTAGGTCTGCCAAAATGCTATCGCACTCCTGCTCTGAAAGTTCATACAAACCAGCCAAGACACGACCAGCAATTTTCTCCAAGTAAGCCTTGCGGTCAGCAGACTCTGGGTGGAACTTCAGCAGTTCAGCCCTGACATCCTTCTGCTTGGCAGTGAGATCAGGAGCCTTTGCAGTCTGTCGCTCCACCTTCTGCATCTCCTCCCTGCTTGGTCGCTTTCCCTTTGGCGCATACCCTGCATTTGCCAAAGCTCTACCGGTTGAGCTGGTCTCGCAATTTTCCAAAGCACTGGTCTGGTTCACACCCCTGGTGCTGACCAGTTCCTCTGCATAGCCTGTGGCAAATGGCTGGTTGTCTCCCTCACGGAACAAAGCAGTGCGCACAATGAACTGCCCATCACCATGATGAATCAGTTCAGTCAGGACACGCCCATTTGGGTGTTCCTCCCAGAACTTTGCCAGTCGGACTTCTACTGGCTCATAGTCATTCAGGTTGAACCCAGCCATCATGCACCAGCCTTGATTTCAATGAGTGGCTCAAAATTGCTGGTGATGTCTTTGACCAGTTCTTCAACTCGGTCGTGAAACTCACCCTCATGGAGTGTGGCATCCGTGAATGCCAGTGCTGTCATCAGGGTCGCATACTGCGCTCCCGACAACGTGATTTGATACTTCATTGTTTCTTCCTCTTTCTTTAGTTGTGCAGCCAGTAGTGGACTGCTGATTTTGAGACTGTGATTCCAGTCTCTTCTGTCAGGTATTTTGCTATCTCCCGATAACTCATCCCATCAGACCTTGCGGAAGCCAACCAGACAATCAAGTTGCTTCCAATCCGTTCCTCAATTAAACACTGCAGGTGTGACATCCCCAGACCACTTCCTCAACAGGTCAGCCAGTTCATCACAGGTGCGATTGAAGTGGATCACTGTGGTTGGCTGGTCTTCGCTCTCCGGCATCTTGACCGCCTGGATGATGCCATCACCAACACTCAAACTGACATAGATGTTGAATCCATTGCCCTGCTTCCCATAAACCTCGCCGGTCTCGTCGCTGTGAGCCAGCTGGAATCCCAAATCATTCAATGTGTCTCTAATGCTCATTGCTCCTCAATTTCTTTTGCTTGATTTTGCTTACTAATGATGGTGGGAAGTGGCGGTATTTGGAATGTTGCCATGTCCCTCCAATGACAGTAATCCACAAAGGATCACCTTCCCCACCCAGCCTCACCGAGTAAAACGTGAACTTCCCTCTGACATGGGCAACCTTAACCTCATCACCACGCTCAAAGCCGTTCCACGAACTCAGCACTACTCCTTCTGCTAAGGCCATGTGACCTCCTCATCTCTCTTTGTGTAGTAGTCAAAGGCTGTGTCAATGCAGGTCAGGCAGACAAACTCAAAGGAGAACATCATGCCCTCTGCATACTTCTTGCACCACTTGCAGAAACCCATCACTTGCCTGCATTTTCACCAGTAAGTCCGTGCTTTGCGAACGCTGATGCGAACGAGTCACGAACTTTCTGAAGTTCCTCTGCGGTGCGCTTATACCAGATGACACCACGACTGTCGATAATCTGCTCACGGTCTGCGATTTCTGATGCGAACGGCATCTCAACGAGTTCCTCCGCAGTGCGAGTGCAGTAGTAGGCCTTGTAGCCAGCCTTCATCAACGCCGACCTCTCTGCGCTGTCTTTCATTTCATTCTTTGTTGCCATTTCTTCCTCCTCAGGAACACTCACTTCATCACCACTTGGTGACATATTCATTATTGTCCAACTGTTGGACACTTTGCAAGTCATTTCAGAAATATTTTTTGGCAACGCTACAACCCTTGAAATTGCTGGGAAATACAAAAGCCCAC